ACAAGATCTAAAGGCTATCCATGGATTGGATGCTGAGACTGAATTGTCAAACATTCTTCAGTCAGAAATTCTTGCTGAAATCAATCGTGAAGTTATTCGTGCAATCAATATCTCAGCTCGTCAAGGTGCTACTGAAGGTACTACAGCAGCTGGTATCTTTGATCTTGATACTGATTCAAACGGCCGTTGGTCAGTTGAAAAGTTCAAGGGTCTTATGTTCCAACTTGAAAGAGAAGCTAACAAGATTTCCAAAGACACTCGTCGTGGTAAGGGTAACGTAGTTATCTGTTCTTCAGACGTTGCTTCTGCACTTCAGATGGCCGGTGTTCTTGACTACACTCCAGCTCTTGCATCAAACAACCTACAAGTTGATGATACAGGCAACACATTCGCTGGTGTTCTAAATGGTCGTTTCCGTGTATATGTAGATCCATATACTACTGGTAACTACATGACTGTTGGTTATAAGGGTGCTAACGCATTTGATGCTGGTATCTTCTATTGCCCATACGTTCCACTACAAATGGTTCGTGCAGTTGGCCAAGATAACTTCCAACCAAAGATTGGATTTAAGACTCGTTACGGAATGGTTGCAAACCCATTTGCACGTTCAGTACAAGGTACTCCAAATCTTTCAGACGGAACTATCACTGCTTCAACTAACAGCTACTATCGTAGAACAATTATCAACAATATCTTCTAATAGAAGAGCCGGGATAACCGGTCATACTAAAAAGGGCCCTGAAAGGGGCCCTTTTCTTTTATTTAATCATTATAAAGCCATTCATAAAAAATATCAGCAATGGTATGCACATCAGAGCTCTTCATAATTTTACCATCTACACCATTACCAGGTGTAGATACAAGTTCATTGATATGCTTGCACCACTCAACAGACTTATCTAAAGCCCATTGCTTATTCCAACGACGATCTTCTTGATCCTTACGAGCAGCTCGTTCTGCTGGAGTTTCTTTAAAAGAATCTACAGGTGTATCTAAAGCCTCAACCTGTTCTGCAGTTAGGGGCTTAATCTCTACAGAACCATTATTAATAAACATACCATTTCCGTCATCATATTCGTTTGTCATTCTGTTACTACCTTCCTCCATTGACCATCTTTACGTTTCAACCAAAGATTACCATCGTCGCCAACAGCCATAGATACCGCTTTAGCAGGATCAGATTTAAAACCTGTAAAGGTATATTGTGCAGGACCATTGCTAAGATACATTAACTCGTTTTTATTTTTTGGCTCAGCGCCCATAAGAGTTAGATTAACAGCATTTTCTAGTGGTGCACCATCAGCTGTAACCGCTCTTGCTCCTTCTGCAACCAAAGCAAGAGGAGCTATTGGTAGGAATGCAAAGAAACTACGTCTGTTCATCTTTAAAAGCCTCCAGCTTATCTTTGTTTACTCGTAATGAGACATATTGTTCTTTAGCATAGACACCTGATCGAAAGTAATCTCTGCCTCCATCAACAAAGACCGAACCATCATCAGAAGTCCGATGATCATGACGATACCGAGAATATATAACATCACCATTTTTAGCCATTACTCCAGAAAAAGGTTGTTCGGTTGCCTTAATACCATTAGTAATCATAACAGTACCATCTTCAGTTTTATATAAACCGAAATAGTTGGATCCCTGAGGATGAGCCTCTTCTGTGTAGAAAATAGCAACGGGGAAATTAGCCCATCCATCATATACATCTTTAAGGCAGGATTCAAATACGTAGGTAGCATTATAATGATCTTCAATCTTAATGATAGTATTATCATTAAGAAAAGATGATTCATTTTTTATATTACATTTAATAATCATTTGACACTCATTTTATTTTTATTATAATGCTTCTGATAAATTTTTTCAAGACCTTCTTTATCAGGATGTTTATGAATCCATTGTCCTGTATATGGACTAAATTCTTCAACAAAGAACTTGTCTAATAATTCGTTGCCTGTAGTTAATTGTTGATTTACACGTAAAGCCATATCATCAAATTGATGATCAGAAATAATAGAATCAGAATACACTTCGTAAGCGTAGGCTGCAATAGATAGTTTAATACGTAAATGTCGTTCTTTTTCAACTTCTGATCCCCATCCAATAGGTAAATGGGGAGTTGAATCAACCATAAAAGCATCAAGACTCATTTACCTAAGACCTCATTAATATGTTTACAAGACCTACGATATACAAAAGCCGTACATGTACATTCTTTAAACTTTGATCCTATAGATACAGTATACACGTTACCTTTAGAACCGGCAACAGAAAAAGTCTGTATGTCTGATTTTATTTTATCTTCTTTTTTATATTCTTGACCGTCTATTGAGATGATATTAGACTTATCAATAATGCGGACACGAAACTTAGACTCAGTAGTTGTAAGAGCAATTGCATCATAATTGACCCATTTTGGAGTAGCTACTACTTCTCCTTCATAGGTATAGATATCTCTGCCCATATGAGGATGTGTATTTCTAACTTGTACAATCATATTTTTGCCATACATGTAATATAAGGATGTAAGGAAGCAAATTCTTTTGCAATCATCTTAGATGAAATTTCACATTGCTTAGCATCTTTAATGGGAGTCTCAATAGTTACTTTAGACTTCTCAACACCAGTAAAAGATAACGACACAACCATAACTAACACATATGACATTTTAAACCTCTTGATCTGCTTCCTCAATAGAATCTATAGAAGTTTGCGCATGCATAACAGCTGTTTTAATATAATCGTTCATTTGTTGCCTAGAAAAAGATTTACTTAAAGTTTCGTAAATGAAGTTATCAAAATCCTCTAACAGATAATATTGATAACCATCCAAATTTTTCCAAGTATCAAAGATTTCTTTAGTAACTGGAATATGGACCGGAACAGTAATGGTAAAAGAAGAATAATTAGACATATTAGCTATTTCCTAAAATTTCAGAAGCTTGATCATAACCAATGATATTAGCAATATCATCCAGAATACCATCCCAGGAAAAATAACCACTACCACAATGACTTTTTTCTACGATATTGTATACGATTACAGCATTCAAATCTTGATTCTTATCAGCTGCAAGAATTGATTGTGTAAGGCTCAAAACGAACTCATCCATATGAATCTCCATCTCTTATTATATTAATATACGGTATTTTGAAAAAAACATCAACCTTTATTTTCTTCCCGTATCATAGCCATGACCTCTTTGGTCATTTCGGCAGCAATTTTACGAGCCTCTACTTCCCATGGCAAAGCCATATACTTTGTATGGGACGTCGGTTTCTTACCAAACAATTCATCATTCCAATAAAAGATTTGACCCTGTGTTCTCAACTTACCCAAAAAATCTTGTTGAGCATGAACTAATTCATGAATCAGTGAATCAATAAAACGCATCTTGCTTTGGCGAACCTCAACACGCACTTCTTTATAAAAAGGAGTATAATAACCCCAATTGCGTGCAGCTTTAGTAAAGCATACAATAATCTTAACCTCATTTCCAAATTGAAGTTTGGTTTTTATAAAAGGTAAAATTTTGTTAATCAAATCAACATATTCTCGCGTCTTATCGCGATAAGCTTTATCCTGAAAATAAGCCTGTTTGGTGGTATATACCAAACCCTTACGAATCAGCTGCATTTCTATCTCTCCATCTCTTATATTATTAATATACGATATTTTGAAAAAAATAGCAAATAATAGCGAAATAAAAAGTGTAATGATTACAATGGGTTCTCACTTTCTTAAAATTAATAAAAAATGCAATGATTTCAATGGTTTAGAAAAAACCTAATGATTTCAACGGCATATTTTTGTAGATTTTATTATAAAACCATGTTATATTTAATTATAAGATCAAATAAAGGAGATATTAAATGACAAAACGTTCTCTCGCCACTTTCGTATTTGAACACGAAACGGTTCTTGGTGATCTTTTTGAACTTATGCGTGATTATAGTTCCAAAATCGATAATATTAATTATCCCGGTAAGGGCAGTGAGTTGTGGGAATTGACTTTATCTTTTCCAGGCTCTGAAGAAATTAAAGGATTTGCAAAAGAATTGGGCCGTGATCCAATTTAACGGTTGCTTTTATTTTCAAAATACCTTATATTAATAATATGAGCAATGGAGATATATCATGAATGTCAATGAAGCGATGTCAATTGTTTCTCAACTTAAATCTATAGTTGAATTGGCTGATACGTTTGATTTTTCTCGTGAAGAAGTATTTCTTAGCATTCTTAATGTAGCTGAGAATCTTAAAGATCTAGCTGATGATCTTGATGAAGCCATGTATAATGAGTTAGGTCATGCATATGAAAAGTATGATGATGCAGTGGTAATAGGAGGCTGATATGATGAGTGTATTTTTTGCTTACGCACCTTGGCTTGAACTAGGTGTTGGTCTTTTGGCTATCTGTGCAGTTTATGAATTCTTCTTTGATGGAGCTCAATAATGGATATCGTTACTCTTCCTGCTGGTCGTTATGTAATTGGTGATCTTTGTTATCGTGACGAGATGATATGGGATCAGATGATTGATCATATTGACGGTAAAGTTCATACTCTTTATGATGGTCGTAAGTATGTTATTCTTAAAACTGCATACGGGGATGGCGGTTATTTTGATATACAAGATAATGAATATTGGGTAGACTCCGGTACTATCGGTATATTGCAGTGGGATGGCCCGGAATTAAATACTCCGCAAGGTCGTACGTTTGAATTTGTATCAGATTTTCAAGTCGAATACTACTCCGGTATTTTGAAATTCAGTACTGTGTGGATTAATACTGATCCAGTATATGAAGAAAAAGAAGAATATGAACTGGAGGAGACGTTTTAATATGGATAAGTTGTTAATTGTTTTAGGTGCTTTGGTCTTAGTTATTATTGGACCTTTGCTTACAATCTGGGCATTGGATACATTGTTTCCTGTTCTTAATATTCCTTATTCACTTGAGACATGGTTTGCTGTAGCTATTCTTACAGCAGGATTTGCTGTCAGATCTAATAAGAAAGGTTGATTATGTTTATTTTTAATATGCAAGCTTGTTATTCGCCAGCTGACCTTGTATTTGTTTTATCTTTGTTTATCACTACATTGGTTACTATTGGTGCTTTCATCATATTAATGGTGCATTTGATCAAAGGTGCTCTTGATACTGTTAAAGATCTCAAAGATAATAAAGCATCATAAATACTCAATAAGGAGTAGTTTATGGCTTTAATTACTGACCAACCACAAAATATAAATTTTCTTTCACCGTTAGGGTTCAGGTTTAAATTAGCCAGAACTCCTAACGTGAATTTTTTTGTAACTGATGTTAAACTACCATCTATAAGTCTTGGGTTTGTAGAGGTACCTTCACCTTTTAAAATTATTGAAATTGCCGGTAATAAATTAGATTACGGTGACTTTGAATTAACATTCAGATTAGACGAAGATCTAGAATCATATTTTGAAATTTATAATTGGTTGACAGCTATTGGTTTTCCTGAAAATTTCAATCAATATGCTAAGTTAAAAAATTCATCTTCCTCCTATGGATCATTGGAGACACAATACTCTGATGGTACATTGACCATTTTAACTAATGAAATGGTTCCTAATTTTGAAGTTAATTTTCTTAACATGTATCCAACTACCATCAGTGATATTAATTTCACTGCTACAGATACCGACGTGAATTATATTACGGTTACTGTTACATTTAAATATCAGATCTATCACATCAAAAAATCCCAATAAAGGTTCGTTATGAAATTAGATGAAATTATGGAAATGTGGTCTGAGGACTGCAATGTGAACCGCCTTGAGCTGGGTGAAGAGAGTTTGAAGCTTCCAAAACTTCATAGTAAGTATCTTCGAGTTTTTACAGAAGAAAGACTTCTGCTTAAAAGATTGACTGAAGAAAAGAAAGAAATGATTCTTCTTAAAAACGATTACTATCGTGGCATCATGCCTGAAGAAGATCTTAGGGCCAATGGATGGGAACCGTTTAGACTTAATGTTCTCAAGTCTGACATACCCATGTATCTAGAAGCTGATCAAGATTTTATCAAATTAAATCTTCGCATTGCAGTACAGCAAGAAAAGGTTGACGCATTAGAATCAATTATTCGCTCTATAAATAATAGAGGATTTTTGATCAAGAATGCTATAGAATTTGAAAAATTTAAAGTGGGCGCGTGATAAGTTGAGACTTGAAAAGGTAAATGAAGTTTACCTGAAAGTTAACAGTGAAGCATCCGTCATCCAAGAACTTTCAGACCATCTTACATTTGATATACCTGGTGCTAAGTTTTCACCTGCGTATAAGAATAGATATTGGGATGGTAAAATAAGACTACTCAACTCTTTGACTGGCCTTACTTATGCAGGCCTAGTTAAGGAGATTTCTGAGTTTGCAGCATCACGTAACTATGATGTAGAAGTAGATTCTGAACTACAACCAAAAAAATATATTGGTAATCCGTATTCACTTGGTATAAAAATCAATCCGCGAGATTATCAAATCAAAGCTTTCAAAGAGGCAGTATCCAATGAAAGAGGTATTTTTCTCTCGCCCACTGCCTCAGGTAAATCTCTTATCATATATGCATTAACAAAATACTATAATTGTGAAAATTATAAAGTATTAGTTATCGTTCCTACAGTATCTCTTGTTCTTCAAATGAAAAAAGACTTTGAAAGTTATACAGACGAACAATTAGACATTCATTGTATTACTGCTGGTGTTGATAAAGTATCAAAAAGCCCTATTGTTATATCAACATGGCAATCAATTTATAAGATGCCTAAGGATTGGTTTAACCAATTTGGTTGTGTCATTGGTGACGAGGTTCACCAATTTAAAGCTGCGTCTCTTAAGTCTATTATGGAAAAGTTGATTAACTGTAGATATCGTTATGGATTTACTGGTACGTTAGATGGATCACTAACAAATAAAATTACGTTAGAAGGGTTGTTTGGTCCTGTCAAGCAGGTAACGACAACAACTGAGTTGATGGATCAAGGTCATGTTGCTAATCTTAAAATTAAAGCAATTATTCTTAAACACAGTCTTGAAGATAGAAAACTAGCAAAGAAATTTACTTATCCTGATGAGATGGATTTCTTAGTTAGACATGAAAAGAGAAACAAATTTATTCGTAATTTAGCTTTATCACTTAATGGCAATTCTCTTGTGTTGTTTCAATACGTTGAGAAGCACGGTAAAACA